CATCGATACGAGAATCATGTCGCCCTCGGCACAGGCAGCTGCAGGAAGACATGACCAACGAACCGGCCTTCCATCATCTGGAAAGTACCCAGGTGTTTGAGATACTTCTCCTGGACATGGTGGCCGGTGCCATAGATCCTGATCGTGTAGATGCAAGGTGGCTTGCCTGGATCCACCAACACCCACAAGCAGGCCTCGTCGTGCTGGACCTGGACATCGAGGAACTCGGCGTCCTGGAATGAATTGATCTCTTGCTCTCCCGACTGCAGCAGCGGGTACTTGTAAATTCTCATATCTTCCTCCGGATTCTTCGTTTTGTTGCGCCCCTTGATGTGTTGATCCTGACGTTCGGATTCTGGGCGTACTTGTGGCTCCTGGCTGACCTGGGTGCCAGGTTGATCGTCGGCGGTATCGATGGGCCGTGATCCTTCTTGGTCATCTTCGGGAACAGCTCAGTGAAGCCCCAGATTACTGCGTCAGCTCGGTCGGGTGATCTCAGCCCAACGTAGCCAGATTGTAGCATGGCCATCAGCTGCTCTTCGACCTCGGGGAAGTACCCGATGTGGTGGATCTTCTTCTGGTCATACAAGGCGCTGATCGGCTCGGCCCTGACTTCCTTGCCCCTGGTCGCAGTCACTGCGGTGAACGGCAGCTTGTTGTCCTGGGCCTGGATGACAGCTCGGACCATGTCGCCACCATAGTTGACCTCGCCAACGATTCGGTCGGCGTTGTGCCGGTCGTATGCATCAGCTGCGATCTGGCCCCAGACTTCAGGAGGATACTTGCCCGAGAGATCCTCGAGCAGGTACCCGTGTCCGTCAGTACCAAGAGCTACGACAACGATACCGACTTCATCGGATCGCTTGTCTTCATTCCCCTTGGTGCCTGACGGATCCACGGCAACAACAATACGAAGCCACTGGGGCAGCCTCTCTCCTTCCTGGCCGAGCACTCGATTCTGCGCGAGTGTCTCCTCGGTCCACAGTGACCCATCAGCATCCTCGGCAAATTGGCCGTAGAGAAAACGCTTCTTCGCGATCTCTCCCAGCAGCTCGAGTTGTTGCAGGTACTTGGGATCCAGGTTGGCCGCATTGCCGTGCGGGTTCATGGTTAGGTAATTGAAATCGAACTCGGGTAGCCGGTGGTGCGGTGGCTCCGGATCCGTCTTATCGATGAATCGAAGGTAGGACCAGTGCCGCTTCGATGGTGGGTTCAGATCATAGTAGGCCTTCAGCTTCAGGCCCTTGTGCCTGGCAATGAGCTTGTCGTCCTTGTCGTACTCGTCCCAGCTGGTCAGCTGTGCCAGCCTGGTCAGCGCCAGCTCGACTGACTTCCAGGGGATCTGGCTGCACTCGTTGAAGAACATCGACGCATACTCGTGGCCCAGGACCTTCTCGACGCGCTTCTCCTCGTCCAGGCCACTGATCCATACCTCGGATCCATTCGGCAGCTTGTAGTACCAGTCAGTCTTGTCGAGCATCTCATCGGCGCTGGGCAGCTCGGGGAAGCACAGGCGCACGACTTTCGGCACGGTGTCGAGGCCGATGGCTGTCTTGCATACGTTGAATCGATACCTGGCGATCAGGTGCCTGGAGTTCGGGACCGCGCAGGCCCTCATGAAGATGGCTCGAACGATCAGGAAAGTTTTGCCGCTGCGGGATCCCCCGCCCAGTGCGCAGTGAGTTGCGTCCGCGGACAGGTTATTCATGGCCGACATCTGGTCGGACGTCAGCGAGTACTGGAACTTCGCGGGTGCATCAGCTGCTGGGCTGAAACTCATGAGCTACCTACAAGTTGGCATCCTGTGCGCAGTATTGTTGCACGACGATGATGCCACTGCCAGCCTTCTGGTGTTCATCGTAGGCGTTGTAGAACTTCATGATCATGTCCAGGTATTTGCCCTTGTCCTTGCCGTACTTGATCTTGGTGTCGTACCTGGAGCTGGTGACATCGCCCTCCTCGTTGGTGCTGTCGGTTCGGAACTGCTCGAACTCGTGGACCATCTTCCTGGCAACGATCGGCATCTCGTGGATCGGTAGCACATTGCCGGCCTCATCGAACATGTCCTTCGGGTCGAACATGGCCAGGCCTCCGATCTCCTGGAGGGTTTCCTCGAAGCTCACCATCAGATGGTCATGGCCCTCGACGCGCAGCTCCTTCACCCTGCTGTGGATCTCAGCATTTCTCAGCAGGCGCCAGCCGTTCGATGCTGCGCTGTTGTCCTGGATCGGTCGGGCCTTCGTGGAGTATGCGACCAGGTAGGACTCGGTTGCGTTCTGAGTCAGAACGTACTGCTGGCAGAACTTCTCGCGCTTCAATCCTTCGGCGCGTTCAACACGTTGCAGCTGCGCTCTCTTCTTCGCTGCCGGCGTGACTATCTTCTTCGCTGCCTTTTTCTTAGCCATTGACGCCCAGCATCTCACACATTTCGATGTGGCAGTCATCGCAGCAGTCGTCACCCAGGACGACAGATCCATCCGTTCGGACAGTCTGGACGTATCCCTTCCCGCAAACGAAACAGGTGTCGATGATCGTCATGCCTGGAGTCAGTCCTTCCTGCAGCATGACGCCGTTGTCGCCTACTGGATCGCCGTCAATGAACATGCGCCCCTTGCTGGGGATCCAGGTGATTTTCTTTATCGTGGTTTTTCTAATCATGGTCATCTCCTTCCCCTGGTGTCGGGTGAATCGTTTGCTCGTGTGACCAGGTCATGAACTCCATCAGCGAGGTCTGGCTCGGCAATCCATTGGTGTGTCCGATGAAGTCGGCCAGCAGCTCGTCAAACTTTTTGTGCAGCTCAACGTGCCGTGCCTTGTGCTCTTCCTTATTCACGGTCGAACACCTTCGGATCGATCTCGGCACACTCATCGAACCAGGGGCCACCATCGTGAGTTGCTCCCAGGATCTTGGGCGGCTGGCCGCATCGACTACACACTACGAGTGCAGGGATTGTTCTGCCATCGATGACTCTGCAAAAGTCGTGTTCGCCGGCTGCGCACATTGGATGGCCGTCAGTCATAACATACTCGCCATCACAGCAGCTTCGATCTTTTCGTTCACAGCGAAACCAATACGGTCTGCCCAGGCAGTGCGTCGAGCCATTACCTCGGTCGCAGTAATCTCCGCTGACTCATTGAGCATTTCGGCTGTCATGTCGTTCAGGGTGCGCAGGTCAGGCAATGACATCTCCGCGGGTGAGAGTCCGTGCTTCTCAGGCACCCAGATCTTCATCAGGCTCGAGGCCCTGACGATTGCCGGCGCCACGAACAGGGTGCTGGATGCTACCTGCAGGAATCTACGCCTGGTTAAAATCATACATACTCCTGCAGCTCATCGACCTGGTTGTTCAGTCGGACCGAGATGTCCTGGATTTGTTCCGACAGCTGGTCCAGGCGTTGCATGATGGGTGGATCGGCCTGCGCAACAGTTGGAGGCTTGGCGTGGTCGTCGCCGGTACTGGGGATGTTCCCCCTGAGTCGTCGGAGCATATTGTCGCACTGGAGTGATGCTCGTTCCAGGCCGTTGAGTGATTCCGACAGATTGTTGGCGTGGACATCCATCCGGTTGGTCGGCCTTTCTGCTGCTACTGCTGGGTTGTCGTGCATTATTATGTCCTCGTTTCTGGGTTGGTTTTCACAGTCCTTTCAGTCTCCGGTCGTACCAGATCATTGCTGCCATCTGGTTCCCATAGAAGGGTGAATAACTCGCGGCCTCCAAGTCATCCATCGTAATGCCTACCAGGTAATCACAGGGGAAGTAATCGCTTGGCCGCTGGTAGTGGGTGTTGCCCAGGATATAAGTCGCGCTCTTCGGGTGCGAAAAATCTTGCAGCTCCTGGATCCAGTGGGGTGGTTCTTCGGTGGCTGCATGGTCACCGCTCTGGGGATCGATTTTGTAAGGCTCGTCCACGCCTATTATTGGGACGCCATCCGGTAGTCGCGCTTGTTCAGGCTCTTCGATGATTTGTAGATCCCAGTGCGCGTGAAGGCAAACAGTTCGATAGTGACACCTGGAGATTCGCCTGTCGTCATGGACCGCGTGTACATATTCTTCGATGGGCCAGAAGCCAATGATCGTGACCAGGCAGTCGCCGGCATCGCGAAATGAATCGGAGTGTCGCTCCTGCCACGCGCAGTTCGGGCATTGCTCGTCATCGTTCCGGTCTCCCACTACAACGTCCTCAAGGTGATGATGGTTTTGCCTGGTGCCTCGACGCCTCGCTTGTGCATCAGCAGGCAGTCAACGATCTCGTCATCGTCCCAGACCTTGGCGTAGGTGAGTGCGTCGAACAAACATTTCAGCGGGTTGTCGATGTCGCGCTTCCTCCGATCGGGCGCCCAGAGTTCGACTTCCATCGATACCCTGTCGGTGATGGTCTGGATCTTGTTGATCAATTTGAAACGCAGAACCTCGGCACGAAACGCCATGCCGGGTGAGCCGACTGCTACCCTGACACTTTTACCCTGGCACCACTTCGTGTAGTAGTCATTGACGCTCGGGGGATAGGTCAACTCGAGTGTGATCATACGATCTCCGGATTCGG